TGCCGGACCCGAAGTCGCGCGCCGAGTGCTCGCGCAGCAGCTCGGCGGGCTTCCAGAAGAACGGCGCGACGCGGCAGGGATCGCTCGCCGAGCCGACGAGCAGCGCGGTCAGGTCGTCGACGCTGGACAGGTCGAGCGCGGCGAAGACCTCTTCGCCCTCGATCAGCTTCGCGTCGCTGCTGCATTCCATCCACACTGCGCGAGAGATCAGCGGCGACGTCGGCGCCACGCGTTGGTTGAGGAGCAAGTTCCGCGTCTTGCTCTCCTCCGCCGGCATTCTCTGCGCCTTGCGGATCGCGGTGACGAGGTCCTCGCGGTCGCGAAACTTGCCCAGCGCGGGATTGGCCTTCGCCCATTGTGCCTCGTCGTCGAGGTCGCAGTCTTCGTCGGCGGCGTAGAGATGGCAGACGATCGAGGGGTCGACGCCCGAGAGGCCGTCGTCGATGAGCTTCGAGAGGATGTGCTCGGGATCATTCGACTGCGTGCTGATCGTTATGAACAGCGGCTCCGCCCGCGCGCCGAAGGACGTGTCGAGGACGTCGTACAGGTCGCGGCTCTTGGCCTGCGCCAGCTCGTCGTAGATCACGACGCTCGGCAAATATCCGTGCTTGGTTCCGGCCTCCGCGCTGACGGCGCGGTAGATCGAGCCGCTCTTGCGCGCGAGCATCGTCTTCGTCGAGGCGATGATCTCGATCTTGGCGCGCAGCTCGGGCTCGAGCTCGACGATCTGGCGCGCGAATTTGAAAACGATCGAGGCTTGGTCGCGGTCGTTCGCCGCGCTGTAAATCTCGCCGTTCGGCACCCACTCGGGCCCGACCAGATGCGCGAGCGCGATGGCCGCGATCAGCGCGGTCTTGCCGTTCTTGCGCGCCACCGAGAGGATCGCTCGGCGGACGGCGCGGCGCCCGTCGGGGTGCGCCGGCTCGTAGATGTCCCGGATGAAATTCTTCTGCCACTTGTCGAGCTTGAACGGCCGGCCCTGGCCGAAGCCACTCGGGACCGTCAGCTTCTCGATGAACGCGATGACCTCTCGCGCGCGCTGCTTCCCTCGGGCGGTCCGCTTAACCGGCGAGAAGGTGGCCGAACTTGCTCGCAGGCGGCTCGGGATCGAACCCGGCGGCAATGCGGGCGCGGGCCGCAGGGGTGAGTCCAAATTCGGCGGCATATCTGACCATGTCGCGCGCGGCGTTCGCGGCGACTTTCACGAGCGGGTTCTGCACGGGGTTGCCGAGCGAGCCCTTGACCATCAGGCCCTTCGTCACCGGGTCGCGGTCGGCCATGCGCTTGAGCGCGCGCTCGGCGTCGGCCCAGCGGCCGTAGGCCTGACAGTAGGCAGCGAGCGACTTGGTGTCGGCGACGGTCAGCAATCGCAAGCGATGCAGCTCCTCGCCGATGCGCTCCCATTCGGCGCGCGCCTCGTCGTTCAGAAAATCGGGCGGCTCCGGGAGCTGGACCGGCACCGCGGGCTTGGGCTCCGGCTTGATCGGCCGCCTGCCGGGATTGCCGCGGATGATCTTGAGCTCGGTCGGGACCGGAGGATTCATTTGAACGTCAACTTCGCTCGCAGCGCGTCGCTCATGCGGCGCGTCAAGGTCACGTACATCTCTTCGCGGAGAATCGGGCGCGTCGACCACCGCCTATAGTTCCGATAGATCGCGAGTTTCCCGCGATATGCTCGCTTGCGCGGCTTGGCGAGCAATTTGGCGACGCGCGCCTGCCCGCGCTCCGCATATCGAGACCGCAGCACCTCGAAGCGCGAATGCGGTCGGACCACGGTGGCAGCCGTGCCCTTAGCGCGGGAGCGCATGGTGAACGGCTTATGTCGATGCAAATCTTCGGCTTGCCATTGCGACATCGTCATGCCGATGTCGACGCGCTTGAAGTGGTCGACCTTGTTGATCATCCCGGTGATCAACTGGAGCGGGCCGCTGACGTCGGCGATGACTTGCAACACGGTTTTCCTCCTGGCCGCCGCGCTCGCGGCAGGTTTCAATGCGCCATGCGCGCGCTGATCGTCGGACAGGCCCCGAGCCGCGACAGTGACCCGGCCGAGCCCTTCTCGGGCGCCTCGGGGGCGCGCCTCGCCGCGCTCTGCGGGCTGACGCACGCCGAATTTTTGTCCGCCTTCGCGCGCGTCAACCTGCTCTCGGCGTTCCCCGGCAAGGCCAGCAAAGGTGATCTGTTTCCGCTCGCGGAGGCGTGCGAGGCCTTCGAAGATTTGCTGCCGCGCTGCCGAGGCCGCGAGGTCGTCCTGCTCGGTCGCAAGGTCGCGCGGGTCGCGGGCCTAGACGCACCGCCGTTCTCATGGGTGGCGCGTCGCGCGTGGTGCCCGCATCCTTCGGGCATCAACATTTGGTGGAACGAAGAGCGCAACGTCCGCGCCGCGCGACGCTTCTGGCGCGATCTCATCCGGCGTGGCTTGCCCCGAATTCCCTCCTGAACTCGGCGCCGTAGTAGCGCGTCGGGTTCTGCACCGCGCGCGCGGCCGCGCCGGCCATCCCGGAAGCGCCCTGGAAAGTTTCCTTCGACCGGCGGACCACCCAGGCGGGGACGAGGCGCTCGGCGGCGCGCTTGAGCGCTCCCTTGCCTGGCGGGCAGTCCTGCTTGCCGAGGTTGAGGACGTGCTCGACCAGGGCACGGCGCATGAACGGCAGGCGGCACTCGACGCCCTTCGCCATGAACGCCTTGTTGCATCGCACGAAGTTGCCGCGCGCCATCTTCTCCAGTTGCGCCACTCGGATCGCGCGCCAGCCGGCATCGTCGGCGCCGCTCGCCTTGATGCACATCGAGCCGTAGCCGCCGAACAGCTCGTCCGCCGCCTCGCCTGACAGGCAGGCCTTGAAGCCGTCGCCGGCGATGGCCTCGGCGAGCGGGAGGCACAGCGCGGCGATCTCGACTTGCGCCTTGCTCGGCAGCTCGATCGCGCGCAGCGCCTCGGCGAGCCGCGCCGTGTCGGGCGGCGGGACAGGCACCTCGACGAGCGGGACCTCCCACTCGGCGCAAAGCCGGCGCGCCGCCGCGAGGTCGGCCGACTTGCCTTCGAGCTTCGCCGTGTAGGCCACGACCTTCGGATTCGCCCGCCGCGCCGCCGCGAGGACGAGCGAGGAGTCGAGCCCGCCCGAGACGAGGCAGCAGACCGGCGCGTCGGCGAACAGCCGCTCGCGGACGCCCGCCTCGATCGCCTCCGCGAGGTCAAGCTTGCCGGCCCGGCGCGGTAGCTCGTACCAGCGCCGCACGCTCGCGGTCGCAAGGTCGAGCACGGTCCCAGGCGGCAGCGGCGCGGAAGGATGCTCGGGCCCGAGGCCCTTCATCTCGGAGCACCAGGCGAAGCCGCGCCCGCGCCTGTGGACGTGCAGCGGGACCTTGCCGAAGCGGTCGCGGGCGAGGACGTGCTCGGCGCGACGCGACCACGCGAAGGTGAACATGCCCTCGAGGCGCGGGAGGGCGCGGGCGACGCCCCAGGTCGAGAGCGCCGCGGCGAGCACCTCGGTGTCGCCGGTGGTCTTGAACGCCGCGCCCTGGCGGCGCAGCTCCTCGCGCAGCTCGGCGTGGTTCCAAATCTCGCCGACGAACGAGAGCAATCCGCCGCCGTAGCGGAACGGCTGCGCGCTCGCGTCGGTCAGGTCGAGGAGCGCGAGGCGGACGTGGCCGTGGATCGCCGCTCCCTCGGTGCCAATGCCAGCGCCGTCGGGCCCGCGGTGCGCGATCAGCTCCAGGCGCGCGGCGACGTCGAAGCCCGGAAGGTCATGCGCGCCGAGCATCCCGCACATCGATCGCCTCCAAGACCGCGCGCACCTGCTCGGCGACGGCGCGCATCATCAGCGGCGGCACCGCGCGGCCGAGCCGCTCCCACTGCTGCGCGTAGGTGCCGGTCAGCTCGAAGTCGTCGGGGAAGGCGCAGACGCGCTTCAGCTCCTCGATGGTGAACTTGCGCGGCTCGGTCGGGTGCACCACCGACGCGATCGTCTCGCCGCCGTGCTGCGCGAGGATGGTCGGCGACGGCTGCTCGGGGTTGGCCCGCTGCAGCGAGAAATAGCGCTCCGACTGTTCGCCCGGCGCGAGCTTGCGCGCTTCCTCCCCGATCGCGAAGCGCGAGATGTCGGGAGCCTCGACCCGCGGCGCGGACGTCATGCAGGCGCGGATCGTGAGCGCGGGGCGGTCGAGGATGTCGACCTCGGAGTCGTAGCGGTCGGACTGCGTCACCTTGAAGTGCTGGTTGTTGGCGCCGTGCGAGCCGGCCGTGATCGCCGGCGCCGGCCGATCGGTGATGTCGCCGACGGTGAAGTTCGGCCAGCCCTTGGCGTCGTGCCGCGCGCTGGTGATCCAGGGAATCGCCTCGCGCACGCTGTAGCGGTACGGGAGCGGCGCCGGGAAGAGCGGCTCGGCGTCGAGGTCCTCGCGCACGCCGAAGAAGATCAGGCGCTGGCGCGTCTGCGGAACGCCGAGCCATTGCGCGTCGAGCATGCGGCTGCGCACCCTGTAGCCGCGCCGCTTCAGCTCGCGCAGTATCTCGAGGAAATATCCCTTGGCGACGCCCTTCGCGAGACCCGAGACGTTCTCGGCGACGAAGACGCGCGGCTTGATGCCGTCGAGCATGCGCGCGAATTCGAAGAACAGGTCGTCGGTGCGCTGCGCCGTGTCGCTGTACTTCTTGACCTTGCCCCAGTGCCGCGCGCGCTTGCCCGCGGTCGAGAACGAGGCGCACGGCGGCGAGCCGTCGAGCACGTCGAGCTCCCCCGCGCGAAGGCCGATCGCGGCGAGGACCTCCTCGGGCTTCACGTCGCGCACGTCGCGCCCGTCGACGATGGTGCCGGGCCGCGCGTTGCACTCGTAGACCTCGCGCGCCGCGTCGACGAACTCGTTCGCCCACAGGACGCGGAAGCCCGCCATGCGATAGCCGAGCGAGGAGCCGCCGCAGCCCGCGAAGGTCGAGCAGACCTTGAAGCCGTTCCACGGCACCGCCGCGACCTCCGCCATCGACGGTACGCGGTACGGCGGCTTGTCGGCGCGCGTCAGCATCACGCCTTCTCGCAGACGAAGCCGGCGAAGTCGCCGAAGCGGAACACCTCGACGAAGCCCTTGAGGTCGTGCTCGCGCATGGGCCGCTGAAGGCCGGCGATGCTCAGCTCCTTCTGGATGATCTCCTCGGGCGCGGCGCCCGCCTCGTACTTGGCCGCGAGCGTGAGCCGATAATTCGCGGTGCCGACGTAGCCGGTGCGCGACTCGAACTTGTCGAATACGATCGTCGCGCCGCCCGGCTTGATCGAGTCCTTGATCCGCTCGACGAGGGCGCCGCGCTCCGCGACCGGGACGAACATCAGCGCCAGGAAGCAGATCACCAGATCGGGACGCCGCGCCTGGACGTCGAACTGCCGCACGTCGCGTGCGACAAACTCGCCCGGCGCGTCGTAGAGCGGCCGCATCTCGGCGGAGCTGTCGACCCCAATCAGCGTCGCGTTGCGCGCCGCGAGCATCGGCGCCAGCGCGCGCCCAACGTTCCCGGTCGAGCAGCCGACGTCGATCACGACGCCCTCGTTCGGAACGTAGTGGCGGGCGAAGTGCGCGACCGCGCCGGTCGCCATGTCGTACCAAGGGAGCTGCTCGCGGACATGCCGGTCGAAAGCCTCGGCGACCTTCCTGTCCTTGAAGGTCCACTCGGACGGGATCGACATGATTGGCGCGGCGCGGCGCTGCAGTGATCTACTCTTCGCCATCGGTCCGCTCTTTCGCGACCTTGGTGCTGCCGCTCCAGACGTAGCCGCACTTCGGACACTGGTGCTCGGTCTGGATGTCCTCGCCGACCTCGGCGAACTCCTCGGGCGCCTGGTCAGAGGCGCTGAACGTCGCCAGCTCCTCGTCGGTGAAGCCGAGCAGCGGGACGTCGAAGCCCATCTCGGTCAGGTCGGCGATCTCGACCCGCAACAGCGCCTCATTCCACGCCGCGTTCTCGGGCAGCTTGTTGTCGGCGATCACGTAGGCGCGTTTCTGCGCTTCGCTCCAGCCGCGAGCGACCATGATCGGAACCTGAACTATGCCCAACCTCTCCGCAGCGAGCACTCTCCCGTGCCCGGCGATGATCGTCCCCGCCTCGTCCACCAGCACGGGCACGGTCCAGCCCCATTCCTTGATCGAGGCGGCGATCTGGTCGATTTGCGCGTCGGAGTGCGTCCGCGCGTTGCGCGCGGAGGGTACCAGCGCCGCGAGCGGACGGCGCATGACCTTGTCCGCGGGCCAGGATTGCGTCTTAGCGTCCATCGGATTTCTCGCAAGGTCCTTCGACCGGTCCTCGCTCGCAAGAGCTGCTTCCCCACAAAACGCGGAACGCCTGTGACAGCTCTTCCGAGGAGGACCGGCCGAAGAAGCTTTCAGCGCCAAAGGGACCGAAACATTCGGTCCAAAAGTGGAAAACAGTTTCCGGGAAGCCGCGGCACTTTCACGTAATTTTGTTGCCGAAAAAACTCGTCCGAACTGCGCCCGCTAAATTTGGAGGGCGTGCGCGCCGCGACCATAAGCCATTGAAATCACCGGCTATTCCCCCCCCTATATTAGATGATCGCGAGAAGCCGACTGCTGGGGTCGGCAGGGCTCTCCGAATGAGCTGTCAGCAGGCTGATCAGGAAGCAATCCCAATTCTGCCACGGCGGCGACAATCATTTTGCGG